TCTTTTCTTTGCTCAGGAGTTCTAGCATCTTTAAATATTTTACCATTAGCTCCTTCAGCTATCATTCTAGCTATAGCTTTACTAGGCTTATTATTTTTAAAAGAATAACTAAAATCAGTTAAAAACTTTTTTAAACTTTGAGGCCCTTCAAATTTAATATCATAACCTAAAACATTTTGAGAAAATCTTCTAAAAACACCTGTTGCTTTTTCAGCAAAGCTATTGTTAATTGATGCGTTGCCACCTATAATCATTTCGGCTAATACAGCTAGCATTTCTTCACCTTGTTGATTTGGCTTATATTTTTTAATTTTTGCTCTAAATTCAGCTTCTTTACCAGGCTTAAACGTAATACCTTTACCATCTATTATATTTTCAAGCTGACTGCCTAATATTTGCCTCATAGCTGGATCGCCCTTTAGTGTATTAGCAAAAGTAGCATGTATAAACTCGTGTGCTCCAGTATTAAACATACCATTGTCAACAACTGCATCTTTATTAATTAAAATATTCATGCCGGTAATTTTACCGTTTTCAACAATAGGTGACATAACACCAGCACTGTTACTTTTTAAAATATTTATACCGAGGCCAAGCTCGTTAGTTATTTCTTCTCTTTTTTGTTTAGCGGCTTCTACGTCTTTTTTATTTTTTGAATTATCAATTATATTAGTGTAGTCATCATATAAAGCTTCTAGCTCAGATGTACGAGCTTCTATCTCAGACTCAGACATATCTTGTTTTTTAGACTCTATTTCTTTTACAGCTTGTAGATATTTTTCATTTGTAAGCTCTTGTATTGATATAGTTGGCCCACCCATTTTAGCAACCATATTAGCCATTTGTTGCATTGTTTGTACTTGGTTTTTATAGTTTTTATTAACTACTTCTGGTGGGTATTTATCTAATATGCTTTGCTTTCTTTTATTTCTATTATTTATTCTTTTTTCTATAGCTTTTATTCTTTGGTCTCTAGTACTATCATTAAGACGCTTATCATTTAATGTTTTATTTATTATATCTTGATCTTGTAAATTAGATTTATTTATATTAAGTAAAGTTTTCTTTTCATTAGAGTTTAATAAATCTATTCTTTTTATATCAGTATTAGTTATATCCGCAGCTTGAACAACTAACTGTACATGTTCGTTTTCTAATTTTTCTATTTGTTTTTCACGTTCTTTCTTACTTAAGTCTCTATACATTGGACCAAAGTTTTTTAAATCAGATATTTTTGCAGTAACATCATTTAAAGATCTAGCAATATTACCTAATAAAGCCTTATTGTCGGTTCTAAACGGAGCTATTGCACTAGAGAATATTCTAGGTGACTGTAAAAGCATTGCAAGGGCAGTACCATTTACAAAAGACTCATCCCAACCGTCTAACACACTTACTGTTTTATCTCCGTTTATGTACATGTCAGCCATATTGCTACCTGCTTGAGCTAAAACTTCAGAAGCACCTTCAGCAAACCATTCTGCACCTAACCCAATTCCACCTTTTAATGTTCGTTTTAAACCTTTTTTTGTAAAAAAACTAGCAATGTGATTTACAAAGCCTTGTTGAACAATAGGTTTAGGCGTGGCCGCTAAAGCTTTAAGCGTTCTTGCAAATATTTTAGATGTAACATACTCAGAACCACCTTCAAAAAGACCAGTTACACCAGCATTAAAAAGTATTTGACCATAACTTAAATCCTGGCCATACAAACCACCTGACTGCTCATATACATTTTTTTGTTTAATTAATTCTTTATATTTACCACCAGCACTATTTGCTCCTAATAAAGGCAAAGCGTAACCTCCAGTGCTAGCTATTGTTAATAAAACGGGAACTTGACTAACGCCATGGGATATAAAGTATTCAGCCCAATCAGCTCCGTCACCGCTAGTTTTTAAATCTTCCCAAGATAAAGGTTGTTTTATTTTTTCATTAGCAAGAGCCATGCTTTTGTCAAAATTAAACTTATCCTCATCGTACATGCTTATTTTTAAACCTGTTTTTTTATCTATTACCGCTCCCATAGAGTCTTCATCGAAATAATGACCTAATGGTATCATATGCGCCTTTACTGTTTTTAAAAATTGAGCACTATCTTTATCCTTAACAAACATGTCTACAAGATTATCTGTAAATCTATCGCCTATATCATAAATAGCCCCAGCAGTCTCTATAAAATTTTGAGCAAAATTACCAAGAACTTCTTTGCTCTTTATACTCCACCACTCACCGTCACCAAAAGCAGTTAGTCTTCTTCTATTTTCAGCTAAAGATAAATCTAAAACTAACTTTCTGTCTTGAAAATCATCTAACTTAGTATTTATTTCATTATACTTTTTTTCAAAAGATAAATAATCATTATACTTTTCTTTATGTAATTTTAAATTATTGTTGTGCTTGCTAATTATTAAATCTTTTTCTTTTTCATACTGTCGTAGTTTATTTAACTCATTTTCCCTATAAGTATTTATTTCGTTGTTTGCAGTATTTAATTGATCTTGTATACTTTGTTGATACTCTGTTATTTCTTTATTAGCTTTTTCAACTTGTTTTGGATCTGTAAGATCGTATTTAGCTTTAACTTCGTCTACTTTTTTGTTTAATAATGCTTTTAATTCTTCTTCTGTTTTAGGTAAATCTTTATACTTTTTATTTATTTTTTCAATACCTTCATTTATATAGTCAAGGTTATAAATTTTATTACCATCTTCGTCTTCTTTAAAATTTATATTATATTTTTTGTTTAATTTATTTAGCGCAGGTTGAGTAGATTTTAACTCGTTATTAATATTAACTAAGTCTTTTTCAAGAGAACCAAGGTTAGCTTCAAAAATATTTCTTTCGCTGAGCATCGCCGCACTTTCTTCAGCGTCTTTTGTGCCAAGCTTTAAATTTTGTTTTTCTAAATATTCTTTAGTAGCTTTTGTATATTTTCTATTTTCTTCTGCTTGTCGTTTAGAAATATTTTCTACCTTGTTCTCTTGTAGTATATTGCCATGTAAAGAGTTTGCTAATAAATCGTATTCATCTTTTAATTCGTTTTGTAAAGTCAAACGTTCTTCTTCGCTATAATTAGGATTTTGCTGTATTTGATTATACTTTGAAAGATACTCACCAATTCTTTTTTTATTTTCATTTTCAATTTTTAAATACTCTGGATTTTTAAAATAACCACCTTCGCCTTGAAGACCCCTATTCCATAACTGCTCATCAAATTTTTCTGGCGGATTTTTTTCAGATAAAAATTTTTTAAACTGTTCTTTAGAAACCAATCTAACAGCTTCATTGTCTTTTTGAGTTTTTCTATTATTGTTAAATTTTTCTATCTCATCAAGACCCATTTGCTTAGCAACTAAGTTTCCTTGAGCTCCATGTTTTTGCTTAACAAACTTCATAAAATCTGGTGACATAAGTATATCGTCATCACTTATTGAAGTATCAAAGTTTGGATCGTAAAACTCTTTGTATTTATGAAGCTCGTTGTATTGCGTAACTTTATGCTTTCTGTATTCTTCTACGTGCGATGTTATTCCAGGTAATATGCTAACCTCGTTAAACCTATCATCTCCTTCTGCCGTACGATCATACCTTGTTATAGTTTTATTTTTAATTTGATTTAATAAATTTTCTCTATCTGTTTTTTCTTGATCTGGATTAAAGTTTAAAGCTAAAGCATCAATATCGGTTTTAGTTTTATTTTCAGATTCTTTACGTGTTTTTTCAACTTGATCAATCAAATCTCCTTTAGTAGGAGTAATATCTTTTGCGTTTGGATCATAGTGTTTTTTAAAAAAGTCTCTAACTTTTTTATCTCTATTTTTATCGTTTAAATGTATTTTTATTGAGTGTTTTCCATCAGGTGATATCATCTTAACTGTTTGTCCAAGATAGTTTGCCTCAGCAAATTGAAAGTCATATTTAACATATTGATTAGTAAGTCTTTCAGCTAGCTCAGTTTCGTTCCTTATTGGCTCAGTTATTTCAGGTATATTTTGTAATTTACTTTCAGCTTTTTCAACTTTTATATTATCTTTTTTAATTTCTTCTTTTAAAAATTTAGGAACTTCATCGCCAGTTAACGTAAAAGCATCAGCAATAAGATCTAAAACACTGTTAGATTTAGATTTTTCTATCTTAGAATTAGTATTATTTAATTGTAAGTCCGATGAAGTATTTTCCGAACTGGATTCCGTATTTTGTTGTTGATTGTTTTGGGGCTGATTTGCCCCTTGAGACTTTCCCGGCTGAGGAATATTATTAAAATCTATAGCGTTGCCTGACTGGTCAAACACTTTTTTGTTATTTTTTTTTGCGTTATTAAAAAAGTCATCTTTTTCTTCTTGACTATTAATAACATATTTTTGTTCTTTACCATTTTCGTTTTTAATGGTATAAAATTCTCTTTCCATAAACTGTTTCGTTAGTTACCCGTTAATACTATAATTGCATGCCAGGCTTATATGCTATAACCTGAGGTGTATATTGGTTGTTGTCTTGCGTAGACTGTGGTGTGTATTGATTCATTTTTCTATCTCTTTGAATCTGCGGTGATAAATTAGTGTAGTGATTATTAGATAAAGAATTAGTAAAATAATCTGCTAACATGTTTTTAAACATTTCTTCATCTTTAGAAATATTATTAAATATAATATCAGCATCTTCTGATGTTATTTTATTATCAGCTGGGGTAGGATCTACTATCATATCATCTGTTATACCGAGATCTTTATACGTTCCAGCTGTTAAAGCTTTTTTAAAATCATTTTTAAATGTTCTATTGCCTATTATAGTGTCATTAGCTAGCGAACTAATATTGCCAACAGATACTAAATTATCATAAACATTTTCTCTAATTTTATTTTGATTAAACTCTGAAAACTCAGAAGACTGTATTTTTGAAGCGTTAGTTATAATGTCATCTCTCATTATATTAAACTTTTTAATACTGTCTTGGTCTAATTGAACTGACTTTATTTTCTGCTGTATTTGACCAGCTGTCATAAATTTACCGTCAATAAGGTAACCTAATTTTTCACCTTTGTTAATTGGTTTATTTTTTTTATTTATTATATCTAATAATTGAGGTCCTAAATTTCCTAATTGATTATAACTGTTTTCAGTAAAAGAAGAACTATTAGTTAATGCATCACTTATTTCGCCAATAAAATTTTCATTAGTAACTATATTGCTAGCGTACTTAGTGATCTCATCATTTATTTCACCTTTTTTATTATTATCAGATTTTAAATACTCTTTTTTTTTATTAGCTATATAAGTATTAATCTGATCTTTTTCATTTTTATTTGGACCAGGATCGCGCTCTTTGCTAACATTTATTTGTTTAACAAAACTTTCGTATTGACTAAGTTGACTTTGTGGTACGTATTCTTCTTCCATTGTTATAATATTTTACAGACCTACAGCACTTTGTAATAAATCACCAGCCCCACTTATAGCGGTAGATATACCTTGCTCTTGAGCTAATGCCGCCGCGTCTGTAGCAGCTTGAGCTGAAGTGTATTGCTGGTTAGCCATGTCCATTAATGTAGCTTGTTTTTTCATTTCTAACTGTTGAGACATTTGCTCTCCAGTAGCTATTTGTTTATCAATTTCTGCTTGACCTCTGGCTTCAGCTTCTTGAAGTTTACCTGCCATTGCAGCTTCAGATTTTTGATTAGCGGCTTCTTGTGCTCCTATACTAGCAGAAGCCTTTTGCGCTGCTATTTGCCCTTGTTTTGCTAACGATTGAGCTAATGCTGCTATACCACTACTACCAGCGGCTCCTCTTAAACCACTTAGTACATTAGCTTGGCTTTGCGCAAATTGTTGAGACTCAAACTCTGCTTGCTGTTTATTAATAGTTAAATCTTCCATTGTATTTTCTAAACCAGCATATTGGTTTATCAAGCCTTCAAATGGATTACTAGTATCTACATTTGAATATACTTCTTTCATTCTATCGTATTCTTCTTTAGCAGCCTGCTCTTCTCTTTGAGCCTCGCGCTTTCTTTTGCCAGCAGAAATGCCTTGATATATACCTGAAAAAATACTTCCTAATCCCATAATTATTAATTGATTTTTACTATAATATAGTTACATTTTTTACTTATTATTTACTACTTTCGCTTATTTCAGTAGAAACAGCAAACAGCTCAGCTCTATCTCTATCGTTATTTTTAAATTGCATTTTAGCAAAGTAACCTAATAAAGAAGTCATATTTACTTTACTATCTTTTACAAAAAACACAAAATCATTTATTGAAGGCGAAGGTCCACTCGTGTTAAAAGCATTTATTACTAAGGTTGTAGTTTCTGTACCATCATCTAAAGATGTTGTGTTGTTTATACTTGCTACATCTCCTAACCTAAGACCGGTACTCATTTGTTGAAAACCAGAACCAAACACTAAGTTTGATGCAGAGTAAACTTCGTCACCAACTTGTAGTGAAGTGTATTGATTTCTAGGTATTTGTATTGTCCACGTTTCCATAATTTTTTATTTAAGTTACCGTTAAAAAGTCTGATGAATCTAAAGTAAACGTAACATCTGCTGTTCCAAATTTTCTAATTATAACATCTCCAGTTACAGTCGCTACGGTGTTAGCGCTGCTACGCGCTATTGCTATATTAGATACTCCTATTATATTACCATGGTTAGTAACACTTTGATCCCAGTTAGAATTAGCATCAGTCATAGACCAAACTGGTGTATTAGCTGTTGTAAAAGTAGTGCCAACTGTATCTGTTACTGTGTATACGTAAGTAAAACTAATTATATCAACTATTTTTTTCATGTGCCTTAGTTGACTAGGAGTTTTGTTAGCGTGCCCTTTTAATGAAATAGTAGTTTGCGATGTTACATCATAAGTGTTTCCGCTTCCATCATCATCAGTATTTATTGTTATTGTCGGTCTTATGTATTGATTAAAAACAACTTGCGAAGACGGTGGTTGAGTTATACTTGAGTTCAAAGTAGTATTTTCGCCAGGATATATATTTAAATTATATGATTCATTAGATGATATAGTAGGAAAATTTTGTGTAAATTCAAAAGTACCATATGCTGACTTAGTTTTAGCTCCTTCTAAAGTTTTGTTAATCCCTCTTATTACTCCAGCGTTACGATCTAATATATCAGCGTTTGCTAGATCAGTATCTATTATCGATGTACTGTCGCTATTTTTAATTAGTGTTAAATCAAATTTTGCGCCTACATCACCTATTACTTTTATATTTTTATTACCACCAATAAATGCTACTTCGGTACCACCAACTATAATTTGTTTTATTTCTTTAGTTGTACTCGCAACGACGCCAGTGTAGCTTATTAATACTTGAGCTTCTGAAAGCTCTGTAATACTAAACTCACTTATAAACATTATTTTATAAATCCACTCTTTGACCGTGTCTGTTTCACCGTCTCTTCTAGTAATAGACTGTAATTGTAAAGAAACAGAACCTGAAGGCATGTTAACTAATTCAATAGTAGGTGGGTTTATAAAATTACATATATCAGGAGAATCATCCGCTGTTACAGTTAAAGTACCTATTTGCGCAAAGTAATCAGCCGTTACACCAGTAGCACTTAGCGTTGTGGTAATAGTATCAGTACCAGTTGGCGCTGATGCTGTAACAGCTGATCCAAAGCTAGCTACTACAGAGCTACCATTTAAATTTTTAACTGTATCGTCTATAAAATCTATACTAAAATCTATATATCGCTTATCAGTAACAGGTCTAGCGTGTCCTGTAAAAGGAACGTTTATACTATTTAGCTCTGATGACATTGCAAACAAAATAGAAAAAGTAAAAGAAACTGTTACGGTGTTATTGACTTCAGCGGCAACAGCAGTGTCAGCAAAAGTTATACTATCAAATTGACCAGGTAAGGTTGCTGGCGCAGAAAAATCTGATGCTGAAACTGTAAACCCATCATTAGGAGTAATAGTAAAACTACCACCACTAATCATGTTTTGGCCCATGATGCTAGCACTTGGATCTTCTGTAAAAGTAAAAGTTGATACTGTAAAATTTATTGCCATAATTATTCTGGTGTTTGTGGATAATCATTACCATCAGCATCTGTAGCTTGCGCCGTTGTTTCTTGTTGTGGCGTAAAGCCAGTTGCTATAGGGGCCGCTAATATAAAACCTAAACCTTGAGTATTAAAATTTGTCAAATTTTGAGAAATAAAACCTTCATCATTTCCTTTAATATAATTAAACCATTTACCTTCTTTTTCTACAAACTCAGGGACAGAACCTTTTTGTAAATCTGTTTCTATACTTTCAACGCTCCAGCCTTTTTTAGTTTGCGCTAAATTATAAAACTCTCCATCACCGCTTGTGTTTATAGAATCAACAATAGTACCAGTAGAGTCTTCAACACTTTCTGTTGTAAATTGATTTATTTTACCTTGAGTTCCTTCGTAATTAACTGTTTTAAAAGATTTAATTGAACTAGCTGATTCATTAAATAATACATCTATAGTAGAGGACGTATATGTTCCATAAAAAGTATTATAATTGCTAACAGGAATATTACTAACAAGATCTGTGGCAGCATAATGTTTATATATTTTATTTTCATTAGTAGTATAATACCTATCTGTAACGTTAGTAGAAGAAGTTGGAATAAATGATTTAAAACTTATCCAACCTTTTGATTTTTCATTAAAAGAAATAGTTTGATCACCAGACGGTGAAACTGTATTACTTCCTCCAAACTTGTTCCATCTTAATAATGTTAAATTATACTCATCATTAACGCCATCAAATGAACCTAAAATATTAGTGTGGTATTTTAGTTTTTCTCTAAAATATCCTTTCATACCAACGTCTGATATAGGTGTTAAACCATCTCTTGATAATCTTAATACAGCACCTCTTTGCTTGTCTGTAAAATACATTCTATAAGCGTCAGTAGCTAAAGATTCTGGATTTTTAGATATACCATAATCTCCAGAAAATGGCATAGCTGTTCCTAAAACTTTACTAGTAGCAGTTAATTGAGCGTTACCGTCAGCGTTAAACAAAGCATCTTTACCACTTGATAAAACTTTTAATACTTTATCTTCAGTAAAAACTACAACATCGTTGTCTCTAGCTTTCATAGCTTGTATAGAGCCGTAAGTAGTATTTAAATCTTTAGTTATTTTGTTGGCCATATTAAACTGATTAAGCTCATTAGTGCTTGACGTAGAGTTATATAAGCCTGAGTATATTATGCTACTAGTTTTCTCTTCTTGTCCATACTCTAAAAACGTTGAAGAAACTTTAATACCATTATCTATTTGAGGAGCGTTAAAATCATCTCTTATTCTATCAGACTCTACACCGTTACCAAATGAGTAACAATTAAACCAACCTAATTCTACTGGAAGAAGATAAACATCTTTTCTTAAAATGAAAGTACCTGTTACATCAATAAATGTAAAACTAGAAATCCCACCTTCTTCTAATTGTTGATTTAAAGTTATGATATAATTAGATCCAGATGTTGCAACAGAAATTACAAATGTTCCGTTATTTACGTTAGCGCCTGTAACTTGCATACCAGCTGTTATATTACTAGCATCTGCAACGCTTGTTTCAATAAATATTTGAGCAGGATCAAAGTTAACCGCATTACCAGATATAGTATATCTATCTGATGGTATTGCTAAAGGCGCGGCAGTACTATTAACTATTTTAGCATGATCAGATATTTGCGCTTTAGTTACTAAATCATCTTTATGTGTAAACGAAACAAAATCATTAATAGCAGCACATACTCCATCGCTTAAGCTATTTCCTTGAGTTAGGTCAGTTGTTAAGTTAACGTTTCCATTTCTTTTAACAGTAATAGTATTTTCATTTATAGTGCTATGAACATAAGGATTACCAGTTAAAATTACTGGCTGATTGTTTCTAGCTCCAACAGAAAACTTAGCTGCATTTTCTTCAACTGTATGAGCACCAGTATAATCTATAATATTAGTTTCATCTAAGTTTATTGGTAAAGCTCTACTAGCTTCATAATATATATCTAATCCTAAATCTTCTTTAGGCTCTGTTTCAAAACAAGCTGCTGACGTGGCTATAGAATCTTCAGATAAACTTTGAACAGCAACTCTCTCAACTATTTCAATAGCCATGCTACCACGTCCGTTATGCTTTATTACACCTCTAGGATCCCAAACTGTCTTATCTAAACCTACACTACCATCATCATCTCGATGAAATCTAACTATTATTGATGTTCTATCTGCAAAATCACTAGTATTGTTATTAAAGTTTTTACTTTCTATAGTTACAGGCCCATTAACAAATCCGAATCCTAAACTACCATCACCTGTTTGTTGGTTTATAAAAAAAGTTCTATAAACTACTTGATTAGGATCGTCTGCAAATCTAAACAAAGTACCAGGAGTTTGCATCTTAGTTTTAAAATAAGAACTAGAACCAGTAAATCCGTTTGGACCTATAACAGAAAAAATCATTTGACCTTCAGTTCCATTATTAAACGTTCCATTAGAAAGTCCAAAATGATGATAATTACTGGTATCACCGTCAATAACTTGCATAGAAGTTCCAAAGTTAAAAAAAGGCATTGCGTCGTCACCAACATTACCATCGTTGCTTGACAAGCCAAATCCACTAAACGCTGTGGCCCCATCTATAAAAATATCTGCTGTTCTATTTGGATCATTAGACCAACCAACCCAAAAATCATCTGTTAAGTCCGTGTCAGAGCCAAAGCTATTAGCAGGTTGATTTTCAAAATCTGCACTTAATAAAGTATTTGTAAATACATCATTGTCACCATAACCGCTCCAGGTTTCAGTTTCATAAAGCATGTCACTTGCATAATCATTAGTAGCGTAAGCAGGGTTTGTTACTAAACTACTTATAAAAGCTACTTGAAAAGAACCTAGAACTTGATATTCACCTAATGAATCGCTTAATACTTTATTTTTTAAAACAGCGTCTTTAGCTATTTTTACAAAAAACTTACCATCAAACTCTGGTTTATTTTCTACAACAGCATCTCTAAGCTGTACGTGATATTCTACTTGCTGAGCTGTTGAATCTATAAACGCCTGTACTGAATCACCTGGAGTTCCTATAGTACTAGCATCTGGTAATTGCAATTGTATTTTTTGATACATAAAAACATCAGACAAAGTAAACGGATCTCTAATACCAAATCCATACTCACCACCATTATTACCACCTTGTATTATTCTAGTAACTTTTCTAAATGGACTAAATGCTTCATACTTAGTCCCATCAGTATATGTTAAATCATCTAAATATGGAGTTTCGCCATTGTCATTTGGCTCTGCTGATTCTAATAAAATTCTATCAATACCACTTTGTGAGTCTACTAAACCATCTGATATTATATTATTAGGATGTGCGTTTGTTGGTTGTAATACCGTGCCAGAACCATCTTCCCCAAAAACATGCTTAGGGGCCATTTTTTCTTTAGGAAAATCATTATTGCTAGTTTTAATAAAGTCTGGAGCTTCGTTTTCTATAGATAATATTTTATATCTAGCTTTTTCTTCAACTGCATTTTGACTACCATGTTCGTTTTTTAATATTAAATAATCTCCTTCTTGAACTTTGTTTCTATCAGCTGAATTAAAAGCTAGCCACACGTTGTCATCTGATGCATCATACCATCTATTTAAAACTAAATTATAATATTCGTTACTAGTTTCTTTGACATAATATTTAAGATATTTCATCCAGTCAGAACTAACTGGATCATAATTTTCCCATTTTGGTTTTACTTTAATTTTGTTAGAAAATTTAGATAAACTTTTTTCTACTTTTGTAGTGTTTGGAGCAACTTCAAAAGTGCCGTCGTCTTTATTAATTTCATAACCACTTGATATAACTGGAGTTTCTCTGCCAAACTTGTCACCAATAACTACGCCTAATTGATAGCTTCTTAAAGATTTTACAGACTTTTTTGGTGTAGAAAAAGATACTGGTTGTGATATTATTGATTGTATTAAACTAACTTTAGTTTTCATATCGTAACCTTGAACATAGTTTCCGTATAAAATTCTATTGCTTGATATGCCTTGAGCCTTTGCGTATCTTGGAACATTATCCCAAGATCTAAGAAGTTGAGTTTCTTCAAGAACTTTGTATATCATTTCAGAAGTTATAGTAAGAGAGCCTCTTTCACTTACGCCATTAACGTTAACGTTTTTCCACTCAGTATCTATACCTCTTGTTAAAGTTTTAACAATATATACGTTAGCATTGTCTGTAGTTTTCCAAAGTATATCTATAGCTTTTACGTCTAAAGGTCTTGAGTATACAGTTGGAATAAAGTCTTTAATAATTATTTTTCTAGCAGTATTTGCCATACCTTCATTAAATCCTTTTTGAGGAGTATATTCAAACGAACCAGGTAAAAATGCTAATTCTGACCAAGGAGAAAAGCTTGAGCATTCATTATCTTCGTACTTATATCTATATCCAAGTCTGCCAAACTTTGTTTCAAATAAAGGTTTTTTTACTTCTAACGTAACTATCCAATTAGTAGGGTTGTTTGAATCACTTAAATCAGAGTCTACAAATAGTATTTCAACATCAGCATTATTTCCGTCAGACTCAATAACTTTACCTCTTATAACAACTGGCGGCTCTATGTTTTGAGCTGTAAACGTAAATATATCATCTTCTTGATAATTTACAAAACTTGCAAAACCTATTACTTGAATATCTCCGGCTTCTGGAACATTGTTGTCTATAACAAATTGATGTGTTAATGGGAACTCTAATATTGCTTCATCTCTTTCTATAATTGACATTTCAATATTAGGTGGTAAAAGAGGAGCTTTTTTAATTGTAGTTATGTTTTCTAGTTTTATGTCAGAGCTTTGATAAGTATAGTTTGTGTCAGTGTCTAAAAGCTCAATATCTTCTACATCAATTAATTCTTTTGTAACTGGATCTTTTACAAATAATTTAGTATGAGTTTGACCGTCATTAGCGGTACCACCTATGTTAGTCCCAGCCTCGCATCGATCTATATTTATTTTTTTAGGCTCATGCTTACCATCTGACCACATTAATAAATTATCTAAAATATTTATAGATGCTGAAGGAATTAAATTTAAAGAACTAAAAGCGTCACCATTGTAATAATCAAATTCTAAAACTCTTTGCGGATAAATAAATTTAAAAACAATGTTTGCAAGAGTAAAATTAAAATTTGTAGTATTAGATAAATATAAGATATTTAAAGTAGTATCTATTTTTGTTATTCTTATACCGCTTAATGCTGTACCTCCGTCTGGCTTTTGGACATATATTTCCATGCCAACTCTATATTTAGAAGCATTATCTACGGTTAATGTGCTAATATAACTACTACCATCAGGTATAACGTTTTGTCCAAAAACGCCAGATGCTGTGTTTGTAATTGCAAATTTGTCTATAAAAATAAATTTTCTACTTAAATCTTCACTTTGACCTTCTACTCCAACTTCAACTATACTGTCTATCCAAATAACTTCTTCAGTTATAGTAGATGGATCAACGCCATCT